CCACCAACAACTCCGACAGCGCCCACACCAGAGCGTCGAGCCGGTCCGGTGACGGGCCGTCCGGTGTCCAGGTGCAGAGCTGATCCTCCAGCTCTGGGAACGTCCCGGCGTGATGGACCCGGCCCTGCTCATACAACGCTGCGACGGGTTCGGCTCGGGTGCGTTTACCTCGGGAAGCGTGGACGAGTTTGACCGGGACGGAAGCGTCGACGGTGCGGAGCGTGTGGGAGATCATGTCGCCGCCCTGGTTGGCTTCTGCGACGATCCGGTCGGCCTTGTGGACGTGGTGGGCGGTGATCGCAGCGGACGCCCACTCGGCGGGGCTGCCTCGCATCGAGCGGTCCTCCAGGACGTAGCCGTGGCCGTGGTCGTCGGCTCCGGCGACGATGATGCCGGTCTCGTCTGAGTCGGCGTTGGCGGTCGCTGCCGGGTCGATGGCGACGACGATGCGGCGCAGGTTCGGGACGGCGGTGGTGCGGGCGTCGTCGAGCATGTCTCGGGTCCAGAGTGCGCCGTCGGCGTCGAGGAGCATTTCGGCTTCGAGTTCCTGACGGCCGAGGCGGGTGCCTTCGTAGCGTTGCTGCATCTCGTCGAGGAACGCCGGGGACAGGTTGTCGGCGTTGTCATAGGTTGAGCCTCGGGTGACGACGCAGTCGGGCCGGTCGGCGAGGTTGCGGATCAGGCGGGTCGGTCTCGGGGTCGTGGTCGCAACGGCTCGGGGCCGGTCACCGATGCGCAGCCCGAACATGAGCTGATCCCATGCCTCGGGGTAGCGCCAGGCGGCGACCTCGTCAGCCCATGCGGCGTCGTGGTTCGGGCCTCGGAGCCGGTCGGGTTCGTCGGCTGAGTACGTCGTGGCGATCGCGCCGTTCGTAAAGGTGACCCGACGCTTCGAGGGTTCGTATCTGGGCCGGGTCTCGTCGGGGAAGATCCGGAGCAGACCGGACTCGCCTTCGATCATCGTGTCGCGCACGTCGGCGGCGGTCGCTCCCACGAGTGCGATGCGTCCGGCCTGGTTGCGCTCGACTTGTTGGCGGACCCACTCGGCACCCGAGCGAGTCTTGCCGAAGCCTCGACCGGCGAGGATGAGCCATATGCGCCACTCGCCGTCGGGAGCGAGTTGGGCGGGTCGTGCCCACGAGGACCAGTCGTACAGGAGCGACCGGATGAAGTGGGGGTCGTAGTCCTCGGCCCAGTCGATGCCCTCGGCGGCCCGGAGCCGTTGGACGATCGAGCGCTGGTCGGTCACGCTTCGAGCTTGCGGAGACGCTCTCGGAGGATCTCGCCGACGTCAGTCCGTAAGGCGCCGCCCTCCGGGCCGCTGACCTCGACTTGTCGGGGGGCGTCCATCCCGAACAGTTGGCGACGTGCGCCCGAGACTCGGATGGCGGAGTTCGCAAGGGTGGCGAGATGGTTGGGGTCCTTGTCAGGGTCGTCAGCGACCTCTTGGAGCGCTGTCCAGAGCTTCTCCCACAGATCCTCCAGCCGTTCGCCTTCGGCGACCCGAACGTCCTGGACTGCCTCGGACCCCCAACGGCGCAGCGCTGCATCGTAGGCGTCTTTCGCTGAGGAGCGGTTGGCGTAGCCGACATGGACGGCGATGCGCTCGAACGTCCAGCCCTCACGCCGGAGATGGAGGACCTGGCGGTAGCGTCCCGCCTCTTCCTCGGTAAGTGCGACTTCGCCGTTGTGCTTAGGTGCGGGGTGTCCTTTTTTGCGGGCCATGTTCGGAGTGTAGTGTTCGGAGTGCTCGGGGTGCCGTTGCCGGTGGTGTTCGGCGGTTACCGTTGCGGGTGATGAAACTGGCGTGGATCAGTCGAGCGCGCTGTCGAGGCGCCCGAGCCGAGGTGTTCTACCCGGCGAACTCGGACTGGTCCGAAGCGCGTGCGGTGTGCCGGTCGTGCCCTGTGTCGGTGGACTGTCTCGAGTATGCGTTAGAGACTGATGAGCGGACCGGGTTGTGGGGTGGGTTGACGCCGCTGGAGAGGTCTCGGATCGCTGCCCGAAGGGCGGAGGGATCGTAGAGTTCGGCGGTCCCTCCGAGGGTGCGGTGGACTGCTCGGAGTTCGGCGAGGTTGAGGTCGTCAAGCGTTACCCGCATGACGTCCAGCAGACGGTGGCGTCGTAGAGGACATGGAGCCGGGTAGCGATGATCCAGCCGACGAAGATGAGACCGGTGAGGGCGGCGAGGTCGGTCAGGCGGTTGGTCATGCTCGCTCATCCCACTCGACGAAGTCGGCGATGAACGTGAGAGGGTTGATGTCAAGGTCGCCGAGGGCGGCGATGACGTCCTCGCGTTCGAGTTCCAGGTGGACGTTCGCAGCGAGGTCGGAGATCTCGCAGAGTGCCTTCACGTCGCTGAGCCTGCAGCCGAAGATGTTGGAGACGGTGCGGTCGGCGTTGATGTGCAGCACGCCGCCCTTCGTCTCTCGGTAGTGGCTGACCTTGATGTCGGCCAGCTCGTCGAGGATCTCGGGCTCGGTCGTCAGGTTGTCGCGCCAGAGTTGGTTGATGCGTTCGCTCTTGGGGGTGGTTGGGTTGGTCATGATGATCCTCCTGGATCGGTTGGTGGTTGGTTGGTTGGTTGAGATCAGGCGGGGTACACGTTGCCGTTGATGATGCGGAGGCCGAGGCGGGGGAAGCCGTCGGCGTTGTTGAAGGCGCGGTACCGGAGTGCGGTGTTGGAGTAGTTCTCGGCCGTGATGTCGTTGCGGGCGAGGAGGTTGAGGATGATGTCGCCGTACTCGGCGGGGGTGAAGTCGCCGCCGTTCATATCAAGGACGGCTTCGGCCTTGTCGTCGCCGATCGGGGTGACGGTGAGGATGGCGGTGAACATCTCGATGCCGAAGCGGATGTAGTCGGTGATGGTGGTGGTGGTCATGGTGGTCTTTCTTGGTGGTGGTGGGTGGTCGGGTCAGTAGGTGACGAAGTGGCGGACCATGTTGCCGTCCTCGTCGAGGAGGGCGGTGCAGCCGTGGCGGTCGGTGTAGTCGAAGCCGCCGACGTTGATGACCGGGTGGCCGTTGCGGTTGATGCGGGCGACGGTGCCGGTGCTGCGGACGATGTCGAGCGGGATGTTGCCGCCTCGGCCGATGACTCGGACCTTGCGGCCGATGACGTCGGTGCCGTTGGCGAGGGCGGTTGCGGTGGTGAGCGGCTGGTTCATGTCTTGATTATAGGCACACCTTGACAAGACTTGTCAAAAAGTTTGTCAGATAGATGTCAGGAAGTTGGGCCGGGGTGTTTCATGCGGCAACCGCGCCACCACAGCGCACACGGGTCCACCGGATCTCCCGGGGCACCATGCCCCGGCCCAGAACCTGTTGACGGGCGCAGCTTACAGCACGCGCACCGACCTCGACTCGCTCGTCACTTCAGCGAACTCGTCCGGGTCGAGGCCACGGTCCCTCAGCGCGCCGACTCGCCAGTAGGAGATCCCGGCGCACTCCCGCAGGGCACGGGTGACGACCACCCAGGAGGGCTCGACCTCGCCGGTGTCGGGGTCGATGTGGCGTTCGTCGAGGGCACGGGACACGACGTGCTTCGTGACCTCGTCGTGATCCCATCGCCGGTTCCGTCGCTTCGACACCTCGACCAGGCCGTAGTCGGTCTCGGTCTTGCGACCGGGTGCCGTGTCGTGGATCTCGTCGATCAGGAACTGCTCATGCTCTCGGAGCTGGATGATGCGCTCCCGAGTTGCGAGGAGTTCCCGGGTCAGATCGTCGAGTGACAGGCCGTGGCCTTCGTTGTGCGGCAGACATTCGTCGGGTCGGTCCTCGAGCGTCATGCTGCTCCTCTCGGACCGAACCGGAGCTGCCACATCGTCGGGTCCCACGCCTCGCCGTCTCCGATGGCGAGATGGACGCCGCCCTCGGAGTGGCCGACGATGACGACGGTGTCGTCCTGGATCGCCGGGTGGGGGATGAAGTGGACGCCGACCTCGTCGTGAACGGCGGCCTGGATGATTGACGACACGACGAGTCCTCCCTGGAGATCGCTGAACTCGACGCCGATCGCCACGCAGTCGTCGATGATCCCAGCGATGAATGAGTAGAGGCTTTCCGGCTCGCACCAGGTCAGGAGCACCCCGTACCGGAAGACGTCGACCTCGCCGAGTTCGTTGACGAAGAACTCGTCGACGGCGACCTGAGCGGTGGGGACGTGAAGGTCGTCGATCATCTGCTTCTGGAACTTCACGGCGTTTCCTTGAGGAGGGCCAGCAGGGGGCCAGCGAGATTCTTTTCCTCCCCGATCTGGAAGATCCAGACGCCCTCGCTATGACCGATGGAGGCGAAGCATCGCTCGTCGCCGAAGAGCCACTCGATGTATCCTTGGACGTCGAAGAACGGCAGAAGGTGCGGCACAAGGTTGTGCTCGTACATGGCGTGGACAAACGCGAAGTCCTTGAGGCTTCGGTAGTCCCCTCGGTACTCTCTCTGAAACTTCTCGGCTAGGACGTCAATATCTTCATCGGGGTGTCGTGCCCACGCCTCAAAGGCAGGCCAGTCTTCGTCGGGAATGCGGTGTCGAGCGTCCATCAGAACGCACCTCCCACCAGCGGCTCGTCGCCTTCGACGATCAGACCTCGGGCGCGTGCTTGCTGGTCATGCAGTTCCTTCTCGGCGGTGCGGAGGTCGCTGATGAGATCTCGTAGACGCAGCTCGAACGGGCTGCCCATGAGGTTGATCTTGCTGGATCGGTAGTTGTGCATCGCACCGATCAGGTTGTGCAGGTCGTTCTGGTCGACTTCGATCGTGGCCGTCTTCTCGGTAGCTCCGATGATTCTCACGATGCCACCGCCTCGGCGGCGAGAGCCGCTGCGATCGCTTCGGCCATCTCGATCGGCACGAAGACGTTGTCGTGGAGGCCGAGCTTCACGATGACGTAGGGACCGGAGCTGTCGGGCTGGATGACTTCCGCAGACACCTCCGAGGTGGCCTGGAGATGGATGGACTGAGACGTCCAGGGCGGAACGATGACCGAGTCGTAGGCCGTGATCGACGTGTCGACGTAGGGCGTGCGGATGTCCATCTTGACAAACGGCGTGCCGCTCGTTACGGCGCGAGTCCTGATGTTGCCGCTGGTCGTCTCGACCGTGGTGTTGGTTGGTTCGTGGTGGTAGTTGAGCATGACGCTCCTCCGTGGTGGTTGGTTGGTTGGACATGATAGGTCCGGGAAGGCGACCGGCCGGGGAGCCGGTCACCAACTCGCACCGATCAGACCGGCTC